TTGCAGGTCTATTGTTGTTTAAAATTTCACCAACAAGTATACTAAGATCAGTGACGTCAAATTTATTTAGAGAATCTAAAAATTGAAAAACAGGAATTCCGTCTATCTTTGATTGTTTTAAAATCAATGTAGCAATCACTATCGCGGTATCTTTATCGAACCCTCTTTTCGTAAAAAATCCAATAGCCCCATCGACTTCGTTAGCATGAAATTCTAATGGTGTTTGACCGTATGAGTCAAAAAATAATTTTGTTCCAGCAGCACTATCTTGTTTAATATTCTCTGGAAGATTTGTAGTAGCAGCCATGTTAATTTCCTGTTAGATTTCTTTGAGTGGCTGTAGTGGTGCCAGTGTTATTTGAACTCTTCGGAAATACACTACCTATAACACCGCCCACTGTTGATACCGCTGAGGAAATATTCGATGGGTTACTTAGAATATTGATAGCTTCATTTTTAAGACTGTTTATGCTTAATGCTTTAAAGTTTTTAGCAGTGTTTACGGCTTTGACCGCTGTGCCTAAGAAGCCACCGAAGCTTTCAAAAGTAGATCCGTTGGCAAGATCTCCAAACACTGATTCTAGCCCATCTAACACTCCGCCGTCGCCAGTAAGTGTAGCAACGCCGCCGCCTGCTACTGATAGAGGACTTGGTAAATTATCGTAATGTAAAGTTGCAAAACCTTTTGGACTGTTTCTTGTAACACTTCCTGCAGAATATTTTACAGCTTCGTATTCTATACTCATTTGACTTTCTAATGTTTCGCCTGCAGAGTAATCTACAGATCCGTGGTTCCAAGATTTTATTCTCGGATTTACCAATGTATAACCTAAAAATCTTCTACGACTCATAGTATAAATGCTAATAGACTGAAACAAAGGTGTAGTGATTTTATTATCCATACCAAATCTAAAATTTGGAGAATCTGTAGGTCTTAGATGAGTGGCATCATAAGCAGCCATAGGATTATGTCTGTCGGCGATATAATAACCGTAATAGATAGCCCACAGCGCATTAACAATACCTGCATTGTCGTCGTGCAAACTGATATTTACAGGTTCGTAGTTGATGCCTTTGTAAACGATCTTTTTTCTGTTGTATTGATTTTTTGTTACAATATCAAAGTTATATTTTGGCAAATCACAATTTTTAACTAAAAGCCCAATTTCATCTGTATGACGAGCTGAAAATGCAGGAGCCCTCATAGCCGATTTATCAAGTTCAAATCTAACATAGAATAAAAACTTACTGCGAGGCGACAGTCTATAGGTGTCGTCTATAAAAAGTCTCGTGGCATGTTGCCAGTTAGAAACTAATCCTTTAGGATTAATTAAACCGGTGCCAACACCGTTGAGGAATCTTGTGAATTTATTAGCCATACAAATATTTATGTCATAAAAAAACCCGGACTAAACCGGGTTTCTTTAATTCTAGGAATATTATCCTTGCTGACCAAGTGCGCCAGTAATAGCCTGTGTAGCAACTTGACGACCAACTGCTGCACCAATACCACCTTCGATACTTGGAGCAGCTTTTTCTGCACCCCACTGTTCCATATTATCAAAGCGGATTGTAAGAGCAACTGTAGCTGCTTCGTTAGTTCCGTAGTTCAAATCACCGTAATCGGCATTTTGAACGAAACAACCATACAAGTTAATAGTTTCAAGAACTCTTGGTGCTAGGTTAGCGTTACCGCCATCTAACACTTCGATTCTTGTAGTGAACTTGTAGTCGATACCAGAACGTGCTGATGCTTGTTCTAGGAAGTCGAATTGTTTCTGGATCTGTTGTCCGACAAGTTTTTGAACTTCACCACTAGCATCGTCACGCAATGTTAATGTGATTGTTTCAAAGTTTGGTTTACCGGCTAAGTATACCTTTGAGTTATAAACATCTAGTGTCATTTCTTCAAAGTTTACCTTAGGACGAGTAACATCTGAAACTTGCTTAGTCAACTCTGTGGCTGCTGCTACGCCGAAGCCTAGGAGAGTCACCCTAAAGCGATATTTCAACTTAGGCATCAGCAACACTTGAGTTGCTGCTGCGCCATTAGTTGGAACTGTTAAATTATTAAGTGATGTAATAGGCATTTTTAAATCTCTCCTGTGTTCTTGACACGCAATGGAATGTAAATGAACTCAATTGCCTTCACAGGTTCAATTGCGATATCTACCCATAGTTCGTTACGATCAATTCTACTTGGTGTATTATTTGTTTCATCACAAACTACAGCGAAGTCGTATAATGCTCGTAGGCCGACCAATTCTAACAACAAGCTCTCAACTGCCTGTTTAACTTCATCACGTGTGATCTTGTCGTTTGGTTCAAACACATATGGACGAGCTAGTTTGTTCAACTGACTGCGTAGATATACTACCAAACGTGCTACGTTGATTCTGTCTAATGCAGAAGCATTTCTTGCACGAGTCTTTTGACCATAGTTAACATGACCAATTCCGTTAAAGAATGTGATTGGATTGATCTTTAGATCATACAATGTATCACGTTGACCATTATTTAATGCTACGGTTTGGAATTCTCCGCTTAACGAATCAATATAACCAACTGATGTTGCGTTAGTGATACCGCCACGTCTTGTTCCTGCTGGTGCAAACCATGGATAACTTACGTTGTCACTCAATGCGATTGTCTTTAACATCATGTGTGATGCTGGAACAACTGCGTTGGTGCCTCCTAGGTCTGTGGTAAATCCGTTTGGATAAAACACTGCCATGTATTCATCGTAAGTAACAATTCCATCGTCACCGTTATCTGTTACTAAGTTAGCGTTAGTTCCATATGTTACCAATGATGTAGCATCGCTTGGTAGACGTAATGGAGTATCGCCAATAACAAATGCTGTTAAACCTCTGTCAATGTTTAAGTTAACTAGGTTGCTCATTAGCTCAGGATATCCTGGGCAAGCAATCAAGTTAAAGTTTCTGCGCTCTTCGTCACGGATCTCAGAGCTTGTATCAACTACACTCTTCAATGCTGAAACAACAACTTTACGTTGTGCCTTGCGTCCGAAGCTGCCTGAACCATCTTCATTGTTAGCAGAAGCAGTAGTCCAACGGTCAGTAGCATATGATCCCATGCTTACATCACCTTGTCTTGGATTGTCACCTGCTGTGTCAATGTAGTTGTTACGATATTTCTTAACATTACCGCCTGAACGACGTAGATTCCATAGCAACATACCCTTTGGATATAGTGCTGGATCTGGAGCGTCTGGATCTAGGTAATTGCTAGTTAACAAATCTTTAATGCTGGTCAATGTTGAAGGTCTAACTGAACCTGCATTGCCCCAACGAGCATCTGCAAATAATACGCCTTCTTCAGTGACTTGATCAGTTTTATCTAACTGTAGCCATTCTAGCAATGTTCCGTTCCAACGATAAATTGTTGGATAGTTTTCCATATCAGCTGTGCTGATCCATAGATCGCCATCTACAAGAGCTGTGCCGTCACTTTGTAGTGTTGGAGCACTAGCAGCTACTTGAGGACCGTTTGGATCTGTGTTTAGATAAGCTGCGCTAAAGTTTTTGTAACCAACCCATGTTGAACCATTGTGGATCATTACATCTACATCGGAGAAGTCTGGGTTATACCATAACTGTCCGTCTACTGGCTCGTTAGTTGGTGCGTCACCTGTTGCAAAGAAATCGTCTGTCGCGAACGGACGGAAGTTTGATGCAAGGTAACCGTTTGGTGTTGTAGAAGGTAACTCGTAGAAGTTAGCTGTTCCAGCTGTTGTGTTAATGTTATATACTGTAAACAATGATGTCACTGCTGTTCCAGTTACATTAACGATTCTAAAATCACCACCTAATCTGTGTGAAATTTGAACTTCGTTTGCGTCTGTTACAGAAGCAACGATGTTTGTAAATCCAGCTGCGTTAATTCTACCAGCGATTAAATTAGCATCAGCTGCGTTACCTGCTGCTGTAAAGCTAATTGTTTTTGCTGTGTCTAATGCTAGTTGACCTTTCAATGACTCAGCAATCGTAAATGAATGTGCGCCATTTGGAACTGTTCCTGATCCAACTGCTGTCGAAATAATTGTTGTTGCACCTGTAGAAACTCTGCGCCACATTCTAAATGTTGCTGTAGCTGGATCTGCATCGTAACCAGTGTGTTCGTCACTGTTTGATTGAACAAACAATGTGTCTACTGGAAGATTTGCACCGCCGCCACTGCGATCTAGATAGTATAATGCTGAGTTTGTAGTTGCATGGATAGGTGCTTCATATGAAACCCAGCTTAATGTTGCTGAACTCCACTTTTTAACTCTGTAACGTGAACCATTGTTTGGTTCTGTAGTCTTAACCCAAACAGATCCTGTTGGTCTTGGAGCATTGTCTGTGCTCTTCCACTCTGGAACAGAAGTGTGCGGAGTCATTTGAAGTGCTGGACCATAATATACTTTTGCAGTAATACCAATTTGGCTTAGTGTTGCTGTTCCTGGTCCGATTGTGATAGCATTCGCTAGAGTTGAATCGCCTGTGCTTTCAGTAGCACCATTTGAGTATAGATACAACTTACCACCAGTTGCTTCTTTGGCTGTAACTCCTGCAATTCCTAAACCGTTAATGTGACTTACTAGTGCTGTTAGATTGCTTCCGCCTGTAACAGTTACTAGCGTTCCGTTGATATAGAAATTACCTGCGGTAAAAGAACCTGCTGCTGCTGATCCCATCACTGTAGGATGGCTTGCACACCAGTCTTGGCTACCAACTAATACCCATTGTCCTGCTGCAACACCTGCTTGTGTGTTACCTGCAGACTTGTAATACATTCTTACTGTTTCAGCGCCGGCTGTAAAAGATCCGCTGCCGTCAACAGTTTCAAACACTACTGCATAGTCCCCGATTGATCCCACAGAAGCTAGCGGGCTACCACCTACTCCTGATAGCTTTGCTGAATCAGAATCTGTTAATACGATTGGTGTTTTAGAAGCAAACTTCTGACCGCCTGTAGTAGAAACGGCAGCACCGTTCCACTCTTGGACACCAAACGCTGTAGATTGAGTATCTACCCACCATGTGCCATCGTCTGGATTAGCACCTGGAATATCTGTGTTACCTTCTAGTTGATCAAGATCAACATTTGCTCTTACTAAGAAAGCAGCGTTTGAAACTCCTAGCAAGCTGTAGGCTGCTAGAAGACCATATTCGTTGCGCTCTCCGCCATGTATCGGACTTGCGGAAGCTGTCTTTTCAAAAAATGGAACACCAAATAGATCTAAAAGATCTTTCTGGCTTGTTAATTTAAATGCCTTACCAGCATTTGCCTGTGTAGTAGCAGTGGCAGTTCCGGTGCCAGCTGAATTTGTTTTGTCTTGCGCTGTAGCTACAACGATAAGAGGTGTTGTGCCAGGCTCAGCTGGTGTATAAAAACTCTCGTCGATTACCGTAACTTCTACGCCGGGTGATTGTAGTGCCATTCCCTATTCTCCTGGTAATAGTTGCTCATAATATTTAGCGTGTTCTCTTGAAAATGGGCAGTTATACCAGAAGAAAAAGGGGAAGAAAAGGTGTAAATATTTGCATGAGACCACTTTGTAAGGCCTGCGCACAGCGTCCAAGGGCTGTAAATTATTACAAAAACAGTAAACCCTATTATAGAAGGCTATGTGAAGCCTGTATGGTTCACGGTCCTAGAGCACACATACCTAGATGGCAACATGCCGGGTATAAACCTAAGAATTACTGTGAAAAGTGCGGTTATAAATCTCCGCACAAAGAAGTGTTTAGGGTCTTTCACATAGACGGCAATTTAGACAATTGCCGCCCTACTAATCTAAAAACTATATGTTGTAACTGCTCTCAGATACTAAGCAAGGAGGGCATTACCTGGCGTCAAGGTGACCTCGTTGCCGATTACTGATGCTATTTTAGTATATAAGTCAGCCACAGTTCCGTCATTTTCTATAGTATGGTCAAACTCTGTTCCTACCCAAGCAGTTTCGCTAGCATGGATTTTACGCATTTTTAATTCATTGAGTGCCATATTGCTGCCTAGTTGGTTTGCAGCCACAGCGTATTGATACCAATCGGGCAGTTCACCTCTTTTTACCCAAATAATTATTCCGCCGGCATTGCGAATACTTTGGATTTCGTTAGGAAACCGGCAGTCAGAAATGACTACATGATCTTTTGAATTACGGAGTTTGTTTTCTAGACTGGCGATCCAGATATCGTCATGAAAACTTTTACGGCAAACTTCTGTGCCCCAATATTGCAGGACCCAGCGAGGAGTAAGTGTAGGCATATCTAGACGCTCTGCCCACCACGGATCTACTTGTTCACGCCACTCTCGGGCTTCCTTCGTTCGCCCTTCTAACAGCGTTCGGTCCCATCCAAACACCGCGCTTACAGCATCTTTGAGAGTGCTGGCGAATGACTCGCGTCTAAATTCGTGAAAGTTAACTAGATAGTCAGCGACTGTATCTTTGCCGCTGCCAATAAATCCGCAAATACCTATGATCATAATATCCTCCAATTAAGGACATTATAACATTGAATTTTATTTTATGTCAACCTATAATCCAGGTATAACCGTTGCCGCCGGGAACCAATTTCATTAAATCGTCAGTGAGCTTTTCAATTTCCTGTTGAGCTTCAGTTTTGAGTGCTGCGCCATTTAGGCTAGATCCGCCACCCGGTCCGGCGATCTGAGCAAACTTTTCACGGGCTTGTCCTAGCATCATCTTGCAATTAGCTAGGCTGTAGTCTTTAATCCATTGTCCAGAATACACATCTTTAATGATAGTAACATCCGGTTTGGTGTTATAACAAAGCAACATAACAGATTCTTCTGTTCTAGGCCTTTGGTGTATTAGTAATCTTTTGCTTGATGGTTGCCAATCAAAGTTAATGAAACTACCAAACATCTTACCAACTAGTTCTTGATAACCTGCAAATAATTCGTAGGTAGCTAATCCGCCCATATTAGTAGAACTTAACAAATAGGTATTTGTATAGGCTAGATTGAATGGTTCAAATACTGTGCCGCCCGAACCTCCGCCGGTCCTTGATCCAATGCTTCGACGATAGATCTGTCGGACTTGCTGTATTTCTTGAGGTAAAATATACTCGTTTTGATCTACTAATAGATTTAAAAATATATAACTTTCTTCTACGGCATTATCGCTGCGTTGGCGGAAAACAGCCAAAGCTCGATTTAGTGCAGTTTCGTAATGTATAGGGTCTAGCTCAACGTCGATCATGCCGTCGCCTAGCATTGCTTTACAGTAGTTGTAGACTTCTTGTCTAGCTTGGTCATTAGTGCTCATGCTAGTATTTATCGTAGCGGTAAATATACTACTATGCCAAGACTTTCGCTTTATCGCCCAGAAAAGGGCAATGACTACAAATTTATA